ATAGTGCAGTAGGTAGAGAAGACTCAGACGGTAAAATATCTAATGTTTGGAGAACTATACTTGAGTATATATGGGATATATCAGATGGAGATACTCAATTCAAGCAAGCTGTTCATGATTATGCTACCGCAGGTATGGGTTACTTGTATGCATATATTGACCCTGAAGCTGATTACGGAAGAGGTGAAGTTAAGTATACTTATGTAGACCCATTTAGAGTTTATGTAGACCCTGCCTCAAGACATCGTTATGCAGACGATGCATCTGGTATTATACTATCTACCATCCTAACTGAAGACCAGCTTGTAAATATGTATCCACAAGTTGAACCTTTTTTACAAGACCTAGAAACATATTATGATGAAGAAGATTATCCTGAGTCAGGAAGAAAAAACTCTTCTCAGTCTTTTACTCCAGATGTTACATATGAATCAGAATACAACAGGGTTAATAAGTATAGAATACTAGAAAGATTCATGAAAGTAAAAGTACCTTTTTATAGGGTATTTAACAAACAAGATGGTTCAGAAGTTATACTAGATGTTGATAAGTACAATCAGTTTATTGAATCAGAGAATGCTCAGTTGTTAATACAAGCTGAGATGATAGAGATAGTAGAGGTAACTCAAACAAGAATTAAAGTTTGTGCAACTGCAGGTAATATTCTTTTGTACGAACAGATATTGAATACAGACATATATCCGATTATACCAGTTCCTAATATTTGGACAGGTACACCTTATCCAAAATCAGATATATCAAAAGTAAAAGATTCACAAAGACTTTTAAATAAGCTTTTCTCTCTCACTCTCTCACACGCTCAAGCCTCTGCTGGACTAAAGCTTATGGTTCCAGAGGGGAGCGTAGATGATTTGGGGCAGTTGGAGCAGGATTGGGCTAGACCTAATGCTGTCATACCTTATAACCCTGAGTTCGGTGCACCTCATTTCCCTGCCCCACAATCATTGTCAGGAGAGTTTTATAATTTAATGAGTAGAATAGAGCACTATATAGATTTAAGTTTTGGTATCCCAGAGTTGATGCAGGGTTTTAGAGAATCAGCTCCAGAAACAGTTCGTGGTACTGCAATGCTTGCTGAAATGGGCGAGACTCGTGGCAAGTCTAAGTTAAGGGATATTGAAGGAAGTTTGACAAGGTTAGGTAAAAGTTTATACAACCTAGCCAAGGGTCATTACACTTACTCCAAGACATTTAGAATCGTACAGCCAAACAATGATATTACTCAGTTTACGGTAAATATGTATGATGATAAAAGTCAGGAAATTAATGCCATCACAAACAACATCACGGTGGGGCATTATGATGTGAGAATCATATCCGGTTCAACTCTACCCTCAAATAGAATGGCTGAGTATCAGCTTTACCTTGAGGCGTTTAGAATGAATCTGGTAGATGATGTCGAGGTTTTAAAGAAAACTGAAATCTTTGACAAAGAAGGTGTCTTACAGAGAAAGGGCCAAATGGCTCAGATGCAATCTTATATCAAACAACTCGAAAGCCAAGTTAAGAAACTTAGTGGAGACCTCCAGACTGCAGAGCGTGAAACGCTTAATTCAAGAAAGAGGGCTGAAACTGAGAAGTTCAAGAGCAGGCTTAATGAAATCAAAAATGATACCAAGTTTAAAACTAAGGTTCAAGTTGATAATCTAAAAAGAATTGTTGATTCAGAAACACAGGCTGTAAGCTAATGAAAACAGAAGTAGTGGGAACAATTCCCGGTTCTGCTTTTACAGACATCTTTAATTAGGTGATGCTAACTAAAAGAAATCGAGGAATATAATGGATAACACTATGCACGAAAATACCACAATAGAAGGCGTGGAAGGCGAAGTTTTAGAACAAGTTGTTGAGCCAGAACAGGTAGGAGGAGAAACTCCAGCACCTGAAGGAGAAGAAGTCGTAGATGAAGCTAAGAAGTTTCAATCAATGTATGACAAGAAATCTGCTGATTATGATAAGCTTAATAATGAAATCGAGGAGCTCCGTAAGTATCAACAGTTGGGAAAAGTTTTACAAGACAGACCCGATGTTGTTGAGGCTATGAGAAACACACTTAGTGGTAATACGGCTAGTAAACAAGAAGAGCCAAAGGTTACAGAAGATTCTTTTGACCCTTGGGAAGCTTATTACAAGCCGGGTTCTCCCTCTTATGAGATGAGGGTGAAACAAGAGAAGACTGTTGCCCAGCAAGCTGTTCAAGAACAGATGGCAGGGTTTCAGCAACAAATGGCAATTAACAACCTAAAGCAAGACCTAGCTAGTAAGCATGGCATTACAGACCCGAATATGGCTGATGATTTTATACAGTTTGCAACGACACCAAGAGAAGAACTTCCTTTGGACTTGTTGGTTGATGTGTACAGAAAGCATAAAGGTGGAGAAGAAAAAGTATCGCCAAACTTAGAAGCTGTTCAAAAGACTAAGACTATTCCAACTACGGCTGGTGTGGTTCAAGGTTCTGCTCCTGAACAACCTAATGAATTAGAGGATGTTTGGAAGGGTGTTATGAGCATTTCAAATAGAAAACAAATATAACAAGGAGCCCTAAATGGCAAATTACAATCAAGGAATTGTGAATGTTGGCGATCCGGGTGCGGCCTCTTCAGGCTTTCACACTCGTAGACTGTTCAATTTCTCAGACCGTGTAGCGGAGTTGGCCCCAGATGAATCACCTTTTTTCGTGTATCTCTCTAAGGTAGCCAAAGTTCCTACGGATGACCCTCAGTTCCGATTTTTAGAAGATAGAACCAAGATTTCTATGACAGACAGAAGCTTCGTACTTGATGGAGCTCATTCAATTCCTGCGGCTGGTTCTAGTCTTACATATACAGTTGAAGAATCAGCAGGTAGTGAAACCTCAGTAGATTTTCTAATTAAGGGAATGGTTTTTGCTGTAGGTTACTCAGAATCTAATTCTCCTGAAACAATGATAGTACGAATAGAGTCAGCACCTGTAGATAATGGTTCTGATACCAGCTTTGTTGGTAAAACTATTTCATCTATCGATGGAGCAGAAAGTAGTGTAGCAGATACAACAAAATGTCAAGTTATTGGTACATCTTTTGTTGAAGGTTCTGGAGCACCAGATGTGTTTTCAGAAGAGCTCTCAAGCGACTCTGGATTAACTCAGATATTTAAAACAGCTTGTGAAATGTCTAATACAGCAAGAGCAACTCGCTATCGTGGATACGCAGATGAGTTTCAAAGAATTTGGAATCTTAAATTACGTGAGCACAAAGTAGATATTGAGCGTGCTATGCTGTTTGGACAGCAGGCAACAGTTGGAGGTATTCAGTATACTGAAGGTATTGCAGGACACATTATTAAGAATGGTACAGCAGTAGTAGATGATTCAGCTTTGTCTTACTCTTCAGGTGCACCTTACTTTAGGTCTGCGGCAACTTCTGAATTAACTTACGACAGAATACTATCTGATTTTGAAGTAGTATATGACCCTGCTCGTGGTGGTTCTGATGCAAAATTAGCTCTTGCTAGTTTACCTGTAATTACATTTTTCAATAAGCTTGGTTCAACTTCTTTCGTTGACCAGTCTGTTGCTAACGAACTTCGTTACAATATTGAGAAATCAGTAGGTTCTTTTGGACATACTGTATTGCAAGTAGAAACTATTCATGGTACAATGAATCTAGTTAAAGAACCTCTATTCAGAGGATTCTCTTCCGGTTTCTTATGTATGGTTGATATGGATAATGTAGCTTACAGACCATTGGTAGGTAATGGAGTTAATCGTGACACTCAAATACAAACTAACGTTCAGTCTGCTGATGAAGACCTTCGTAAAGATATGATTTTAACAGAGGCTGGATTGGAAGTTTCTCTTCCTGAAAGTCACTACTTAATCAACTTAGAAGGAGTTTAATAATGGGTAGATCAAGTTACTTAGAACAGAATAGTGGTGCAAGTAAATTAAAGCTTAAGGTTGAAAATGTAACTGCGGCTAGAACATTAACAGCTAATGATTCTGGTAAAATTTTTACATTAGACCAAGATGCTTCATTTGACATTACTCTTCCAACTGCGGCTAATGCTGGAGCTGGATGGCATGCTAAGTTTATCTTAACCGATGCTGGTAGTGGAACAGTTAAAGTTATCCCAGATTCATCTGAAGATACTTTAATTGGTATGATTGCTCCAGCAGACGATGGAACGGCTGGAGCGTCAGCAGAGTCTGGAGTTGATGAACTCATATGGGTTGCTTCAACTGCGGCTCCCGGTGACTGGGCTGAGTTAATGTGTGATGGCAATAACTACTATGTTTATGGCGTAATGCACGACAACGACCATATGACACTAGCATAAACTGAATAAATAAAGTTAAGCAGTAATTAGAACTGTGGGGGTTATCGTATAAAGGGTAGCCCCCGAATCTAAAAAGGAATAATATGAATTGTGTACATTGTAAAACCCCAAATCCTGAAAGATGGTTCTACTGCAGAGCTTGTGGTAAGAAAGCATCTGAAGCTATATTTACAACTAACTTATATATGATGAGTGAAGCTGGGAAGAGAAGTGACATAGAATTTTCTGAAGTTAGTATGGATAGTCATATAGACCAGATGAAGAAAGAAAAAACAAAGAAGTTAAACAATGTGTGGAAAGAAAGAGTAAGACAGGCAGGTGTTAATTAATGGCAACTTTTGAAGCACAAGTAGAAGGACTAACAAGTTTATCAATAGATGGTAGTAGTGCACCTACTCAAACCGAATTAACTCAGTTTTTAACTGATGGTGCGGCTGAGGTTATCAATGCGATGCCAAGGTCTTTGAAGTTTCTTTGTGCAACTGAAGATACATTTACAAGTACAGCAGTTGGTAGTGAAGCAGAAACCTTAGAGTCTAGTTCTGTTATATCAGTTACTAGAAATGATGGAACTATAGACCAACCATGTAGAGAGATTCCTGCGTTGCTTAGAGGCAGGGCATCAGATAGTGACGATATGATAGCGGCTACAGCTACAGACCCTGTGTATTATGTTTACAATGGCAAGCTAAATGCTTTGCCTGCTTCTGGTAGTTGCAAGTATTTAGAGGTAAATAACCCAACAGTAGCTTTTGGAGATTCTTCTATAAGTAATTTTCCAGATGAGTATGAATATTTAGTACCATTGTATGCTTCTGTAAAAGCATTAAGTAATAAGTTAAATACCTTAATTAAATCAGATTTAAGTATATCTGCATCAGCACCGGGTGCACCTACCTTAGCTACTGTTTCATATTCAGATGCTACAAATGCAGATGCAAGTGCTGTTGCAGTTAGCTCAGTTAGCGCATCTTCTGTAACAAAAGCTGATATGGATGGAAATGTACCTTCTTATACCGCACCTGTCGTAGGTGGGGCAACTGAAGAAATTACAGCTACTATTACTACAGGTACTTCTGGAACAGATTCTGACCAAATAGATGTTACTGACTGGTGGGAAGTTTTAGGCGACATGATTGAAACAGATGAAGATACAGAACTTGCTCAGTTGCAGTTAGGAAAACTTAATTCTTATATAGATGCATATAGGTCGGCATTACAAAATCAGTTAAATATATTTAACAAAGACAATGCTAGGTATCAAGCAAATGTTCAGGCTGAACTAGCAAAAAAACAAGCTGACTTACAAGTAGCTTTAAGACAGGCCCAGATAGATGCGGCTGATGCACAGCAAGAGTCTGCTCAGTCTACAGATGTGGCTAAGTTTAATAAAGCTCAAGACCAAGCACTAGCATTGCAAAACAAAGCTAATGGGTTGCAAGCGACTATCCAAAATAACGATGATTTAGTACAAAAATTTTTAGCTGAATTAAATAAGTATAGTGCTCAAGTAAACTCAGAAGTACAAGCTTATGGACAAAATTTAGCAAACAATGCCCAAGCTTATCAAAATTATCTTCAGCAACAAGCTAAGTTGCAAGCTGATTATGATAAAGGCATACAGCTTATGAGAGGTGGGTAATGGCAGTACATTCAATAACTGTAAAAGAATTAATAAGTAGAGTAAGATTGGTTTTTCCAGATGCTCCAGAAACTTATATACTAAATTTAATAAACGATGCTTTAGTCGAAATAGGAACTTATAAAACAAAAGTTATTCATGCTAAAATATCAACCGTAGCAGATAAATTGTATTACGACTTAGCTGATGGAGCACAAGATTCTAGTAGTAATAAGCTTGAAGCAAATCAAGTAACTAGAGTTTATCTAATGGATAATGAGGGTGATTATATACAAATACCTAGATTGGTTGATAAAAATTTATTATTAATTGACGCAGATAATACTGGGTCAAGCATACCGGATTAAATATGGCAAGTAACATAAAATTTCCAGAAAACCAAGCAATGTACTTTATAGAAGGTGATAAGCTTGCATTGGTAACAAGAGTAGATGCTAGTGGCAACAGAAGAACTACTGCTAGAAAACAATTTAAAGCTATATCTGAAACGGTTACAAATGGTATACTGATACATTATTATGCAGAACCAAATAGTGTAACTGCAATTACAGACAGTTTAGATATAGATAATACTTTAGAACTAGCTGTTGTTGACTATGTAAAGAAATGTTTATATATGGATAAAGCTGGTTCATCAAGAGATGCTGGTGCAATGCAAGCATCAATGATGATGGCAAGTAAACATGAGAAAAATTTTAAAGATGCCGTTCATAGATACGGTGTAAGAAAGAAAGACAAAACAGGTGGAAGTAGGGTTGTTAGAGTCCCTAATTTAGTTTAACCAATATAGATGCTTTTAAGCGGTGGTGGAGGAATATAGGATAGATTATGGCAGATATAAATAAATTTACTACAAAAGAAGTGCTAAACAAGGTACTTCTAGATTCTTCAGGCAATTCCGTAGCCGCAAATTCTCACACATCTCAAGAAGCGTTAAACGCTGTACTTGATACTTCTAATAATAGACTAAACGTATCCCTCGGTGGTAGCAATACGATTTCAGGTGACGTTACAATTACAGGCGACTTAACTGTACAGGGTAATGGAACTGGTAATTATGACGAAATAGTAGAGGGTAATTTAATTTTAACTGCTGGAAGTAAACTTGGAGTTGGAACAGGAGATGTTTCGCTTTCTTTACCTGCCGTTATTAAAGGGCCCAATACAGATACAGGAGATGCAAAAGGGCAGTTGCAAATTGAAGATGATGCCGCTCTTGCAAATACTCCTACAATGGGAATAAGATTTCAAGGTGCATATACTAATGCTGGTGCTACTGCAACTTTTGGAGGCATAACAGTACAAAAAGCAAACACATCAAATGGTGATTTAGCTTCTAATATGTTTTTCTCTACAAGAAACACAAGTGGAACTCCTGTTACTGCAATTACAATAGATAAAGACCAGCAAGTTGGTATTGGTGGAACGCCTTCAAGAAGATTAGAAAGTATTAATACTAATGCTGGTGCAGATACTCTTTTATTTCAATTAAGAAACAATAGCTCTGATGCAAGTACATCATCTAGTTTACGATTTGTAAATTCTACAAGTGGAACATCTTCTGCTGGTGGAGCAGAAATTTCATCTATAAGAAATGCTAATGATGGTGGTTCTTTTACAATTAAAACTGCTCAAGATTCATCTGCGACTTTAACTACTGCCATGACCATAGACTCAAGCCAAAATGTCGGCATTGGCATTGTTCCTGTTGCAAGTCAAAAGCTTCAAGTAAAAACAGCTTCTGATATTAATTTTTCAGTAAGTGCAGTTGGTTCGGCTTTACGAATAAATTCAGTAAATGATGCCGCAGATGCAACTGCTCCTTTAGAAGTAAATTCATCTTCAGTAGAAAATTTTGGTGCATTAACTCAACGCTTATATGTTAAACATATGCACTCAGATGGTACAACTTTGTCAGGTTGGGTAGGAACTGGAAGTGCTTTAGGTAGTGCTGGGAATACTGATTTAATGTTAAGAGCTAATGGCTCTCTTTATTTTACTGTAAATAATAGTGGTACTTCTGATAACACTCGATTAATACTTGATGACAACTCCAGAATATCACTAAGTAATAATGATATTGGTGGAACTGCTGGTGAAGATAGTACAACAGGAAATACACTTTTGGGTTATCTTGCAGGTGGAACTATAGATGCAAACACCATAAACAATACTTTTGTCGGGCATAAGGCTGGAAGTGGAAGTAAAAGTGATGCTCAAAACAATACTGCATTTGGAGCCATTGCACTTTCAAGTTTGACTTCAGGTGATAGTAATGTAGCGATTGGATATTCTGCTGGTGAAAATTTAACATCTGGTGGCAGTTCAGTTATGATAGGAAATAAAGCTGGTGAAGGTGTTAGCACTTCTTTTTATCATGTTTTAATTGGAGACCATGCTGGTAATAAAACATTAGGAGACCATGGAACTACAGCAGTTGGATATTATGCTTTGGCAAATGCTACAAGTGGTGGATATAATACAGCTATTGGATACCAAAGTTTAGAGGATAATGTAGCTGGTGAATTTAATGTAGGATTAGGTTATCAAACTTTAAAAGAAGCAAATTCAAATCAAAATACTGCTATTGGCTATCAATCTGGAATGGATGTTACATCTGGTATTGCTAATACTCTTGTAGGAAGTTCAAGTGGAATGAATCTTACTTCAGGTAGCAATAATGTTGCTATAGGTGATACAGCATTAGCAACTGCAACTGATTCTGCTAATATTGTAGCTATAGGAATATATGCCGCAGATGCAATCAATGACCCAGCCGCTGATGGAACTGTAGCAATAGGGAGAAGTTCTCTTTCAGCATTAACTTCTGGTGCTGAAAATGTAGCAGTAGGATACCAATCTGCTGATGCTTTAACAACTGGAGGTTATAATACAGCATTAGGTCATAATAGTTTATCTGCCTTAGTAGGTGGTCAGTTTAATACAGCAATTGGTAGGAATGCTCTAACTGCTCTTGGAAACAATGAAACAAGTAATATTGGTATTGGTGCTAATGCTATGGGTGCTTGCAATGAAGGTACTGGTAGTGGGAATCAAATAGACCAAAATATTGCAATAGGTGTAGAAGCTCTAACAGGAGCAAATTTTGGAAGTACAGGAAGTAGGGTTTTAACAAATAATATTGCTATTGGTGGAGATGCTTTAAATAGCACAGGAACTAATTCACAAACAGGTACTATTGCTATTGGTTTTGCTTCTTTAACAGCATTGACGTCTGGTGCTAAAAATACGGCAATAGGCTATCAATCTGCTGGCAATATAACAACTGGAAGTGAGGCTGTTATAATCGGCTATCAAGCTGGAGCATCATCTACTATTGGTAATAAAAATGTTCTACTTGGTGTTTATGCTGGTAATACAATAGTAGAAGATTCAAATAATACTGCTGTTGGTTATAGTGCATTATTAAATGCTAATGGTGGTGGCTCAGATGGAAGTGCTACAGATACAAATAACACAGCGATAGGATACAATTCTGGCGATGTAATAACCACAGGAACAAATAATACTTGTCTTGGGGCAAATACAGACCCCAGTGCCAATAACGCTTCTAATCAAACAGTAATAGGTCAAGGTGCAACAGGACAAGCAGATAATTCAGTTGTTCTTGGTAATGCAGATGTAACTGATGTTTACGCAAGTCAAGATGGTGGAGCTTTTCTTCATGCTACAGGAATAAAATTCCCAGCTACACAAAATGCAAGTTCTGGTGCAAATGCTTTGGATGACTACGAAGAAGGCACATACACTCCTGTAGTAAGTAATGGTTCAAGTAACTATTCAGCATCTGTTGAAAATGGTTATTATACAAAAATAGGAGATCAAGTTTTTGTTCAAGCCAATATAACTTCAAGTGAAGCTGGTTCTGGTGGTACTCTACAAGTATCATTGCCATTTAATTATAATGGTACAGGTAATAAATTTATTACAGCATCGGTTAGATATGGTGGATTGGATTTAGATGCTAATTGTGTTCAATTAATGCTAGGTAATTCATCAAGTGGAACATCCAATTTGTTATTTTTTAGCCAACAAAGAGATGACAATACTCAATTAAATTTATCAGCAGATGCATATTCAAGTGGAGACACATTTCAATTTAATGTTCATTACAAAGTAGCTTAATTGGATAATTAAGTGGAAACAATAAGGAGTTAAAATGGCTTTATCAAAAGTAGAAAAAGATGATTATGAAGTAAGAGGCGAATTTAAAAGTATTCAAGTGCGTACTAAAACATCTATAATGGAAGATGGTGAAGAATTATCTTACAAATATCATAGAAGAGTTTTACAACCAGATGCAGATATAAATGCAGAAAGCGATGAATTAAAGGCACTTGCTGGTGCTTTATGGACAGATGAAGTGAAGAAAGCATGGGCGGATAAACAAGCTGAAGAAGTTTAACAAACAAGGAGTCAAAAATGGCTAAAAAACAAAAAGAACAGAAGCCAGTCTTGACCTTAGATGATAAAGAATATATCATTGAGGATATGACTGATGAGCAAAAAGTAATGGTAAATCATATTAATGATATACAGAATAAGC